CTCAGATGCTTTGAAGAAGGCCGCAAGCTTATTAGGGATAGCAGGAGATGTCTATTATCCCAACATAAAATAAGTATTGATTGAGGTTATCAAAGTATATATAGTTAAAATATGAAATTAGAAAATGACAAGTTCTATTTGAAGAAGGATTTGCTCGCCTATTTGAAAGAGTGCGGGCTACCTCATACTTATCCGACACTTTTAAGTTATGAAAAAAAAGGAATTGTACCATCACCGAGAAGAAAGATAGAGGGGTTTAAAGTTGCCTGGAGAATGTACACAGGTGCAGAAATTAAAGAGATAGCGAACATTTTAAAAGAATATATCAAATGAAAGCTGCGGGCAAAAGAGAAAAAGGCCGAAGATTAGAATTAAAAGTAGCACAACTAATAAGGAAAAAAGGTCTGGACTCTAAAGCCAGAAGAATGGTTCTAAGCGGTGGCGACCCTATGATGCCAGGCGATATTTATACGAAATTGCAATTTAGCTTTGAATGCAAGAACCAAGAGCAAATGAGTTTTTGGACTTGGTGGGAACAAGCAGAGGCACAAAAACGACCAATGAGGCCAACTGTCCTAGTACACACTGCCAATTACAGACCGATTATGATTTCAATGAAGTTCACAGATTGGCTAGACATATTGAAAGAGTTAGAAGATTACAAACTAGAGAGAACATGAGTACTTTTATAGCAAGATTAGGTACAAGGTAATTCACGAACCTTGATAAATATGACTTGTTAAGTATCGAGCCTTGTCTTGCTATTGATTACTCAGAAAGAGGGTGAAAAGAAATGAATGGACAAATAGATGAAAAGAAAGTGGTTAGTGCCGTTATTCTTGCTTTTTTAATAATGGTTGCTATTCTTGTAACTTTTCGCACAGTAGGAGCAGGCGAGGTTGGAGTTGTAAAGAGATTCGGAAGAATCACAGGTAGAACTCTAGACCCAGGGATTCATGTGGTTGTTCCTCTTATAGACGGAGTTATGCGTTTTGACACAAAGAAAGTCATATACGAAACTACGATTGCGGAAAAACAGAAGGGTTCTGACGCTGACTATAAAGACTATCCTGTGGACACAAACACGGAAGACGGTCAGCAAGTAGATATTTTCTACACAGTCAGATTCTCTATTGACCCCACTAAGGCTGGTTGGGTGGCCCAAAATATTGGTTCACAAGAGGCTTTGGTTGAAAAGATTGTTAAAACAGAGTCTCGTATTTGGGCGAGGAACATACCTAGGAGATTCACAGCAGAGAGTCTTTATACAGGAGATGGTTCTCAAAAGGTTCAGGACGAAATTTTTAACTCTCTTAATGAAACATTTGAGAGCAACGGACTAATCCTTGATGGTGTTGGTATTCGGGAAATAAAATTCACCGATGCTTATATTACTGCCATTGAACAAAAACAGATTCAGGCTGTTAAGGTTGAGACAGAGAAGAATATTGCTGAACAAGCACTATATCAGAAAGAGGCTCGTATAACTCAAGCCGAAGGATTGGCAAGAGAGCAGGAGCTTCAACGACAAACAATTTCACCAGAATTACTGGAGAAAATGTGGATAGAACGATGGAACGGAATACTTCCTGTTTATATGATGGGAGATAGCCTTCCACTTATACAGCTACCTAATTAGTTGTCTTAGCCCTTCGGGGCTAGGAGAGGGAATTAGAAAATGAAACTAACAAAAGCATTAAAGCTATTTTTAATAAGGTTGTATTGTCCTCACAAAGATAGTGAAGGGCAAAGTTACTGTATAGAAGATGGCTCACCAACAAAGATGTATTGCACTAGATGCGAGAGGCATGGGGTATGAGCAAACTAACAAAAGCACAAGAGAAAAGGTTTGATGAGAAGTTCTTAGATGAATATGGTTTTTGGAATGTAAATAATGTATATCGTGATGGCGGAAAAATACACGCTGGAAGAATCAAACAACACCTAGCCAAAGAACTAGCAATACAGAAGAAAGAGATATACGAGGACATAGAGAAAATGGGACGCAGTGATTCTTCAAAAGAATATAATGCTGGCGAAGAAAATACATTTAACAGAATATTAAACAAACTTAAATGACTAAAGAAATAAAAGAGGAGAGAATAAGACAGATAAAAGCAGAAAAACAAAGACTTATTAGTGTAAGGAATGGTTCTTTTATCACGCCATTACTAGCTGAGTTTGAAAAAGCCCTAGACAACAACACAAAGAGGGTGAAGAAAGAGATAGTAGAGAAGTTGGAGAAAATGAAGAAAGAAACAGGTTTTTATGCTAGAACGCCACAAGAGTTGGAGGATAAAGACAAGGTTCATCAAGAAAACAAAATAATAAATTACACTTTAGACCAAGCAATTAAAGCAATAAAATGAACTTATATAAATTAGCGAAACACAACAAAATACACGCAAAGGGATACGAAGCTGGTTTGGCTCAAGGAAAGAAGGTAATAATCGGTGAAATGTATGAATTTGCTAGAGATAGAATGGACGATTCAGATAGACTTAGTAATTCGCCCAGAGATAAGTGGAAAGCGACAGGGGTAAGGGAGTTATTGTCAGAACTATTTAGATATTTGAAAGAATTGAAAGCGGGTGATAACAATGATTGAATTTATAAGTAATCCATTTAATTTATGTTATATAACAGGCGGAGCAATACTTTGTATAGGATTAGCACTTTGGTTGCATATTAGAAAACACAAGTAACTTAACAAGGGTTTTGGGGAGAGGAAAAGGGGAAGTGGTCAATATGACAGTTAATCGAGTAGTCTGTGTTCTGACTCTGCACAAGGCTTTGATACGAGGCTGTCTAGGGAATAAAGTCGCCCTTATTAAATATTATAACGGTTGTTTTTTCCTTCCTTGTTTGTGAATGTCCGACCAGCTACAACAAACCCTCTCCACCAAAGCCCTTGAAAGGTGGTGATAACAAATGACTAAGAAACAAGAAGAAAACAAATTAAAAATAATAATTGTTTTAATAGCAATAGTTATTATTGGAATTGCAGTTGCTAGAATACCAAAGACAGCTCCCCCAGAACCAACAGCGACACCAGAAGTAACCGACTATTTTTAGGTTAGAATAAAGAAATGGCTAAAGTAAATCAAAAAGTAATAGACAAGATAAAGGAAAAGAGTGCTAAGCGGAGAGGTTCTTGGTGTTGCAATCAGCGAATGGAATATATTACTACTCTATATGGTGGAGAAACAGAGTGTTCTTGTTGCACAAATGACTCAGATTTATACCAATGCTTAAAATGCAAAACATTAAAAAATATATAAAAGGGAGGAAGAAATGAAAAAAGAAACAGAAGAAATATTAACAAGAAAGATACTAAATGTCGTTGAGACATATCAGAATAGAAATATGAAGCATGAAAGCAACCGTGTAACTTTTGTGGAAGCAATAATTGGTGCGGTTAGAAACGCAGTCAAAAGGGAAGTTAATGTCCGATTACATGAGGCAAAAGTAAAAGCAAGGAGGAAGAAAGATGGGTAAAATAAAGAAAATAGATTTAGACTATTACACCTTCAAAAATACTGGCTTGAAAGGGTCAGACCTGGGTGGACTGGCAGTTAAAGATGCAATTATCAAAATAAACGAAGTAATAGACTACATATCAGAGAAAGGAAAGAAGAATGTGTAGGTTGTGCGTAAAAGCCCAAAAGTTATTAGATGAAAACATACCAAGTATCTTGGCTGGTGCATTCTTAATGAATTACACAGGGTATCCATTTTGGTCAGGGGAAAACACCCTCAAGGAAGTAGAGCTGTTCATAGCCTTATCAGAAGACGAAAGAAAAAAACACATTAGAGAAGTAGATACAAACGAGCATTGTGTTCCACTATATAGAAAGAAGGAGAAAAATGAAAAAATTAGTTAATTACAAATGCGAGTGCGGATTTAAGTTCTCTGGTCCTGGAGAATTTAGAAACTGTGAAGCTTTTATAACAAACAAGGGAAAGAGTGGAGTTGTTTGTTCCGATTGTGGAAAGAAATATTTGACCAATGGATAAATTAAAAAGGATAATAACTTGGATTATTTTCATACCGATTATTATCCTTTTGTTGCCTCTTTTTTTATATTTGTTTATGATGGGAGCAGTAACAAGCGATTAACAAATGAAAACAACTAAGAAAATATCGGAACTAAAAGAATGGGACAAAAACCCCAGAAGCATCAAGGTTAAGGATTTCTCAAGGCTTAAAGAGCAAATAAGGAGGCTAGGGAAATACAAACCCCTTCTCATTACCAAAGACGGAACAGTTATTGGCGGGAACATGAGGCTGAAAGCACTGAAAGAGTTAAGCATCAAAGAGGTAGCGGTTACCATAATTGAATTTCATAAAAACGAAAAAGGGTTTTATGCAACGATTGACGGTGCTCAAGAGGGAAGCGGGATATTTAAAAGTGCTGAAGATGGAATGATGGAATATGCCCTAAGCGATAACGATAGAGCAGGCTTCTATGATGTTGATTTGCTGGCAAACTCAGTACCAGAATTTGATATTGACTGGAATGCTTATTCGGTAGATATTGGCAGCCCAATGTCCATAGGTGATTTACTCGGAGAAGGCGGAAGCTCCTTAATGCCAGAAATAGACTTAACAGATGGAATAGATACGGAAAAGAAATGCCCGAAATGCGGTTATGAATGGTAGATATGAAGAAACTAACTGTCATATCAATTTTTGCTGGTTGTGGAGGTTCTACTCTTGGTTATAAATTAGCAGGATTTAAAGAACTTTTAGCCTTGGATTGGGACAATCTTTGTGAGAAATCTTACAAGTTAAATTTTGAAAGTCCTTTTTGGAATGCAGACATAACAACGGTAACCCCAGAAGAACTAATGAAAAGAGCCAATATTAAAAAGGGTGAGCTTTGCATACTGGACGGCTCACCGCCTTGCCAGGGCTTTTCAACCGCAGGAAAGAGAAAAATACTAGACCCAAGGAACAAGCTGTTCTTAAGCTTCATCAAGCTCGTAAACAGATTGCAGCCGCAAGTTTTCATAATGGAAAATGTGTCGGGGCAATATAAAGGCAAAATGAAAGGATTGTTCAACGAGATATTGAAAGAGCTAAGGGGGACAGGATATATTATAGGGGCAAAGCTTCTCAATGCGGCCAACTACGGAGTACCGCAGGCGAGGCAAAGAATATTCTACATAGGGGTGAGGCCCGACCTGGGAAAGAAACCAGTCTTCCCCAAACCCCAAGGCAAGATAGTAAGCGTAAAGGAAGCCATCTCGGACCTCAAAGACCAAGTTGCGACAAGGAAGACCACGAACGCATTTATCAAGAAGACACTACCCCTGATGAGGCCAGGAGAGGGGGGGAACAAGTACCACCCGAAAGGGAGTTACTTCAACAGCAAGAGGGTGTCCTGGAACAGGCCAGCAAGCACCATTCTCACACAGCCCTTCCTTTACCACCCCTTTGAGGACAGAGTACTCTCAATACTAGAAGTTAAAAGGCTCTGCTCTTTCCCTGACGATTTCAAGCTGGCTGGAACGCCCACGCTACAATGGAAGCAGCTAGGGAACGCAGTTATGCCCCTGCAAATGAAGGCGATAGCAGAAACCATCAAAAAGGATATACTAATGTATGACTAACTTTAAGAGAAAGAAACCAAAGCAAGCCAGGGCTGGTTGTCTAATGTGTAAACCCTGGAAGGTCTGGGGAAACAGAAAGGATAGGAAGAAGCCTAAAGATAGAGAACCAACAGATTTAGAAAATATTGCTTATGGAGGAGGAGCTTAATAATATGAATGGATATACTTGTTTTCACTGCGGTCAATGGGTAAGTAATCTGGTTAATCATTCCTGTTTTGGTAGTGGTGGGTGTGGGGGTGGAGGGCTTGGACACGGTTCTTATTATCCTCATTGTAATTGGAATGTTAATCTTAAAGCACAACTATGCCCTGTTTGCAAAGGGAAAGGTAAATATCTGAAGAAAAAGTGTCATGGTTGCAACGGAAAGGGTTGGGTGAAGGTTTAATGACTAACTTTAAACGCAAGAAAAAGAAAGATAGAACAGCAGCAGGTTGGGCTACTGAGGGTTATTATAAAAGGCAAGGTAGAAGCAAAGGTGGTAAAAAGAAAAGAGAACTCAGACAAAAGAGGTTCTAACTATGTCAAAAGATAACAAAATAATTAAAAACAGAGGCGGCAGACCCACCAAAATGACGGAAGGGCTTGTCAAGAAACTGGAAAGCGTATTCCAGCTAGGCGTGAAAGACACCACCGCTTGCACCTACGCTGGCATTAGCAGGGAAACTTACTATAATTGGATTAAGGCGAACCAGGAGTTTTCTGACAGAATAGCCAAGGCCAAGGAGTTCGCCCGTATCGCAGCAGGCCAGGTCGTAGTCAACGCAATAATAAAAGACAAGGACTTGGCAACTGCAAAGTGGTGGCTGGAAAAGAAATACCCTGATGAGTTTGGCTCTGCACCAGGTATTCTCCAGCAGTTCAATGTGGAGGGCGGGGAGGACATGAGCATTGAGTTTGTAGTAGACGAAAGATATGTAACAAAAGATGAAGATAAGACTTCACCCAGGTCAGTATGAAGTTGCTAAAGACCCAACCAGATTTAAAGTAATATGTGCAGGAAGACGGTGGGGTAAATCCGTACTGAGCAGATTCATTATTCTTCAATGGGCTTTAAAGTCTCCTGGCCTATACTGGATTGTTACCCCAACCTATACCCAAGGCGAGAAGATACATTGGCTACAAGGCTTCTTGGTTGAGATACCAGCATTGGCGAAAGCAAATAAGGCATTTAGAGGAATAAAGTTTGACCACTCTAAGCTCCAATTAAGGCTTCCCAACGGCTCTTTTATTCAGATAATCTCGGCAGAGAACCCTGATAGGTTGGTTGGCGTTAAGCTAAAAGGATTGGTAATAGACGAAATAGCGAAGCTAAGAAATTGGAACTGGCTGTGGAAGGAAGCACTCAGGCCGACCCTGACAGACTACGAAGCACCTGCAATCTTCATTAGTACACCTAAGGGCTATAACCACTTCTACGAATTATTCACTTGGGGCAAATCAGACAAATATCCTGACTACAAAAGCTGGAAGTTTACCTCATATGACAACCCCTATGTTCCCCACAGGGAGATAGACAAAGCAAAGAACGACTTATTAGAAGACACATTCCAACAGGAATATATGGCCGAGTTTAAGAAGTTCACAGGCCTGGTTTACTCAAACTTTGATAGGATAAAGCATGTTAAGGAACTAAAGAACTTCAAGCCAGAGTTCTATATAAGGGGCAACGACAGAGGCTGGAGACACCCTTCTGCAGTCCCCTTCATTGGAGTAGACGCTGATGGGGTCTGGTATCAGACAGACGAGATTTACCAAGCGGGCTTAACTAACCCGCAATTCTCGGACATCATCAAACAGAGGTCGGGTAGCAAGGTCTTTGAGTTGTCCACAATGGATAGTGCCAACGCTTCCGACATACAAGACCTAGCAGATTTGGGTTGCGACTTCATACCCGTTAAGAAGCAGGCGGGGGAAGCCAATATGTCCTATGTGAGGTGGAAGATTCAGAAGTTTGCAGAAAGGCTTAAGGCTAAGGACAATAACAGAACAGGCTACTATGTTCACCCTAGTTGCAAAAAGACTATATGGGAGTTTGAGCATTACAGCTATCCCGAAAAGAAGGAAGACGAGGAAGAAAAGGAGCAGCCCATCAAACTAAACGACCACATGATGGACGCCTTGGCAGACCTGAACGGAATGTACCTGCACATGTTTGAAGAAGTAATTAAGCCGCCTTGGCACGGTAAGCTAAAAGGAACTTATATTGAGCCAGCCATAGTAGAGCAAGAAAGAGAAAGGGGTTGGACAAAAGAAAGTGGCGATACTTTTTGGGAAGACGACCTACAATAATGACAGAAAACAAATTCCTAAAAGACCTGAAAACCTATTTCCCAGAACTGCACGACTTATATTTATTATCCAAAGAAGACAAGAAGATATTACAGGTCTTGAAAATACTTGCAGAGTTCAACAAACTAAGTCATTATGGTAAGGTAGAGATAGGTTACCAAAACGGTGTCATAAATCATGTTTTGAAAACCATTAGCGTTAAATAAGATGGACAACTTCAAGGACAGACTGCAAACCCTATTCAGAGGCATCGGTAGTGGAGAGGAAAGTGATTTAATGAAAGTTCTTAATAAGATGAGAAAAGTAGGCCATGCAGGACTAACAAAAGAGGAACAGCAAATATTGCTTAAATCCAGCATGATGTTCGGAACAGTATCCCCGACAGCAGCAGGAGCAACCGCCTTACCCGCTTTCAGACAAGTAAGCCCCAGCAGGCTTCGCAGGATTCCACAGCAATTAGCAGCATTTACAAGGTCAGGACAATTCGGGCCACCAGCTAGGCGTTTTGCAGAAAACCTGATAGACCCCACAAGAACACAAGCATTGTTAAGAATGTTGCTAGGGGGAAGATAATATGGAGTTATTTATATTGGCGATTGTGGTTTTTGGTCTGATAGGCTTTACAGGATATAGGGAATTTCTGTATGCTAAAGAAAGACAGGACATGCTTGACCGCTTGATGGCGAAGGACTTAATAGATTTGAAGGTCAAACAAGAAGAACCAGGGGAAACTATTATAGACGAGGAAGACAAAGAAGGCGAAGATACAATTCCACTTACAACAAGGCCGTTAAGCGATAAAGAAAAGGAGGAGATACATGGCAGCTAAAAGCAGACGCAAAAAGAAAAAGAAAGACGAAAAAGACTCTATAACTCAAACCAAACTGAACAGGCATTGGCAAAATGCCGAGAACGGGAGGAAGGAAGTTGATTGGCGTTGGTTTGTCTATGATTTGTGGGTCAATGGAGACCATTATGCTCGTTGGGACAGAAACACGCAGCAAATAGTAGTACCGCCAACGGACAAAGGTAAGCCAAAGATTGTCATCAACAAGATATTTACCACTCTGAGGACTGTCAGAAACTTCACATTAAAGAACAAACCGAAAGCAGAAGTAACCCCATTTGACTTAACAGAGGAAACCCTAGACAGGACATTAAAACTAAACAAGTTCTTAGACTATTTAAGCGAAAAGCTAGGACTTCGCAGGCTTTTACAAGGTGCAGTATGGCAAGCACTAAAGTATTCCGTTGGATTCTGGCAAGTGCTTTGGAATGAAGACGATGAAGACGGAACAGGCGAAATAGACATTAGATTAGTTGATGCTTACGATTTATATTGGGAGCCATCAGCAACAGAGCCAAAGAATGCCAAATATGTAATCCTCGCAACTAGGAGAAATATACAAGACCTAAAGAATGACGACAAATATGACAAAGAAAAAGTAGAGCAAATCCAGACCGATAAGCGATTAGCAGCTTCGTCTCTTAAAGAGAGATTGCTTCAGGCCGACAGAGGAACAATGTTTGGTGGTTCAGATAAAGAGGATACAACTATTGTCCAAGAGCATTGGTGGATTGAGAAAGACAAAGAGGGTAAAGATAAGGTCATGATAGCAGCAATCGCAGGCGGAATAATGATTAGAGAACCAGAAGTAACAGGAACAAAGATAATTCCTTTCTTCCGACTACCTTCTGATGTAGACCCAATGAGAATGTACTCCCAAGGTTGGGTAAAGAATTTAATCCCTGTAAACAAAATGATTGACAGATTGGAGAGCCAATTAGCCGAGTACAACGACATCATGAACAAAGGTAAATGGATTTCAGATAAGGGTGCAGGGGTTAGGGTTATTAACAATGAAAGCGGACAAATCATAGAGAAGAAAAGAGGCTACGAGGTTAGGCAAGGTGCTATATCCCCATTATCAGCAGCAGTCTATCAGCAAATACAAAACGCCAACCAATACATGGAAGACATAGGTGGTGCGAGAGACGCTATTACGGGCAATTTACCATCAGGAATTATGTCTGGTAGAGCATTGGAGGCACTACAAATCGGTGCTGCAAACAGCTTGGCGGAACTGATAGAGAACACAGAAATCTTCTTAGAGGAAGTGTTTGAATATGTACTTAGTTTAGCCTCACAGAAATACCAGGTGGCTAGAAATGTTATTGCGGTCAGCCAGTCAGGGGAGAAGGAATTTATGGAGGTTATAGGCGAGGAAGCTGAAGATGTGGAGGAAAGAGCAGAAGGTGAAGAAAACCTGGTTGTTATTCCGAAGAAATCCTATGTTGATGTGAGGATTACTAGCTGGTTGGCACACACCCCCGAAATCAGAAGGGAAACCCTTAAAGAGCTATATACACTTCAAGCGATAGACCAAGAAACCCTATTGGAGGGCTACAACATTGGGAATGTGTCGGACATTATAGATAAGACCAGAAAACAAAGGGCTCAAGCGGCAGCAGAAGGAGTTGCGGTAGAAGAAGCTAGAGGTGCAGAGGGGGAAGAAACGCCAGCAGGAGCAGGCCAAGAGCAAGCGATAGCAGACATTAGGCTGATTCTAAACGGCCAAGCACCAGAACCAAGGCAAGATGTATCCCCTGAGTACATACAATACATAGATGAGTTCCTGGCAACCCAGGAGCTACCAGAGGAAATTAAAAGTGCAGTCCAAACTTACAGAGATGGGGTAGTTAGATTACAAGGGGGTGGTGCATAATGCCAAAGAACAAAGCATATTTTCAGAAAGCAGCAAGAACAGTAGCCAAGTCAGTTGGTAGGGCGGCAGTGGGTTCAGCTTTTGGAATAGGTAAAGCGGTTAAGAAGGCGGCCAGGAGAAAAAGGAGAGACAAAATGACCTTCGGTATGTGGTTTAAAAAGAATAGAAAGGGAAAAGGAATAATGACTGATAAAGAAATGGCACGAATGAAGCGAAGATACAAAATGTATCTAAAAGGAGTAGGGGTTAGGGCTGTTAGGGCAAGATAGCTTGACAGCCAAACAAGATTTGATATTATTAAATAGACAGGTTTTCAACATTTGCCGACAAATCTACATACAGGATTGATGTTCGGGCAGGCTTTAATCTTTCTTTTTTGTCGGCAGACGCTGGAAACTTGCCAGACCAGACCTTACATAAGGTTCAACCGAGACCAGAACTCGTAAAATCTGTAAGAATTAATATGAAGGGGGTGATTAAAAGTGAACGAAGATACAAGCACAGCCAACGATGGCGGTGATGTAAATGTTACCGATGACACCAGTCAGGCAGACGATGTAGACACAACAGCAGAGGAGACTGCTACCGATTCATCAAACGGAGAAGAAACCGAGCAAGATGTTTCCGATAAAACAGAGACATTAGCTGACGGAACAAAGGCTAACAAGCCAGTTCCCTATTCTCGTTTTAAGGCCAAGGATACAGCATTAGCTGAAGCCAAGGCCCGTATAGAGGAGTTGGAATCTAGTGCAGGAGCAACGAGTGAACAAGAAACACTAACTCCTGAACAGGAATCTAAATTGACGCCCCAACAGAAGGCTCAATATAGTGTTCTGAAAGAACAACTCAAAGGTCTAGGTTTTGTTACCAAGGACGACTACGAAGCTGGATTGCAACAGACAAAGTCTGATGCCAATCTTGAGAGAGAAATAGACGGTTTATCTAGAGAGTTTGATGGCAAGGACGGCAGACCAAAGTTTGGTAGGAAAAAAGTCTTGGACTTTGCCTACGAAAATGGAATTGCTAACCTACGAATGGCCTACAAACTTCTAAACGAGTCTAAACTCACGGATTGGTCAATAAAGACAGCTTCAAGTAAGACCAAAGGTATTAAATCCGAAACCAGTACAGGCTCAGGCTCAACTCAATCGGCAACATCTGATGACGACTTGAAACAAACTATTGCTAAAAGCGGTGGAGCCAATAAACAGGCTCTAGGCACTTACCTTAAGCGGAGAATTAGAGTGGCGACCAAACGCAAATAACTCAGTAAGGTGGTGAATAATACATGGCAGAAAGCACAGCAATAAAGACATATGACGCAATAGGAAATCGGGAAGATTTGACCGACATAATCTCCGTGATTACAAGGTACGAGACTCCCATTTTCAGCACGCTTGCTAAGGTGGCGGCTAAAGCTACTTATCATGAGTGGCAAACAGACACACTTAACACAGGCAACGCAAACGCAGCTATTGAAGGTGCAGACTTCTCATTCGCTATTCCTCAAGCAAGAGTAAGGCTCGGTAACTACACCCAAATTTTCACAAAGACATTGGAGGTCTCTGAAACCCAAAGGACAGTTTCCACAGCAGGTCTTGATGATGAGTTCGCTTATCAAATGGAAAAGAGAATGAAAGAGATTGCTACCGACATAGAGGTTGCTCTAATCGGTGGTAGTGCTAACTCAGGAGCTTCTGGTACAGCTAGGGAACTAAAAGGGATTCTATCCTACATAGTAACCAACGTTGAATCAGGAACGGGCTCAGGAGCAGAAGCACTCTCTGAAGATATGTACAACGATTTGCTTCAGGCTATTTGGACGGCAGGTGGAAGGCCTGACTTTACTTATGTAAACGGTTTCCAAAAGAGGCAAATCTCAGCATTCTCAACCCCCAACACAAGGTACTTAGAGATAAGTGGTGAAGGCGAGTTGAAGAACACTGTGGCAGTCTACGAGTCCGACTTTGGACGACAACGAATTGAACTAGATTCCTTCATGGATTCTGATAAGGTTCTTGCTCTGGAGAGGGAAAAGTGGGCGGTGGCACAGCTACGACCTATCAGGGTTGTTGATGTAACTTCAGTTGCAGACTCAAAGCGTGGAGCATTAGTCGGTGAACTTACCCTTGAAGCCCGCAACGAAGCGGCAAGCGGAAAGATTATTGAACTATCCACATCGTAAACTAACCCTGGGGGTTAGCGGAGTATAAACCGAGCAAGTCTGACTCGTCTCCAGCAAGACCGATTATCCCTCTTTATTGAGGGATTTTTCGTGGTTTTAAATTTTGGCTATGTACAAGTTTTTAAAAATACCAATTTCTTCAATCTGAATTCAACTTTTCTTTATTTTCCAATTTCTTGAATTCAAAAAAGGCTCTAAAAAGGCATGGTATAATTATATAAGGCTATATAGACATATATATTCCTTGAATTTTAACAGAAAGGGGGTGATTGCTATTAAAAGCTATTTAGTAAGAGTGTGGACTTACAGCCCATATCTAAAAGAGAGAACTTTTAGGGAAAGAGCAGTTAAAGAACACACAGCAGTAAATCGTGCGGTTAAAAACTATCGTGAACAGGTAGTACCTCGCAAGAGAATAAAAGAGTGGAATATTACTTGCAGGACATTTTAATCATAAACTAGGCGGACTAACACTCCGCCTTTTTTATTATATATTATTATGACAACATATATGATAATATAAATATATGCCAAAGAAGAAGGCTAGTAAGATAATAAACCCTCTTGTCCCTTCCGCAGTAGAAAGTAGAATAAAAGCGTCTTTTGCAGTCATGCTAGATGTGTTCAACGAGAAACAAAGAGAGCATATTCTATTGATGTATAAGAGCAAGCCCTTGCTTGATGCCTATGTGAACATTAGAAACTCAGGCAAATACGAAAAGGGTGGGGGAAAAGCTAATCACAGAAAGATAGTAGAGTTTCCCGACCCGACTGTCTTTGAGTTTGTAAACAAAGTTATGAAGGCAAGGTTTGGGACAGACTGGCTGTATGACAACAAGGCCCTAGCTGACGAGTTGGTTAAGCCCTGGTGGGTCGTTAAAAAGATAGACAGGAAACTAGCAAGGTGAAAACAGAAATCATCTTAATCAAGTACAACAACGAGAAGGTGGAAAAGCCCTGCATCAACTCAGTTATCAAACACACAAAAGCCCCTCATCACCTGACCATTTACGACAACTACCCCGACAACGAGAACATTGGCAAGCTGTGGAACAGGCTAATCAGCCAATCAGATGCGGAGTACATCTGTTTATTAAACACAGATACCTTATTAACAGACAACTGGCTAACGGACCTGCTAGAAGCCTTTGATATGTTCAATGATGTTGGTGCAGTCGGACCATCTACAAACAATTCTAAGAACCACCAATCATCTATTGAACCTCCCTTACCTAGTTCCGTAATAGACTTTAGGGCTGCATATCCCAAGGAATGCTTGAGTGGCTTCTGTCTAGTGTTCTCTAGGAATATTTTTAAGCTGGTTGGTGGTTTCCCTGAAGACTACGGCTTTTACGGACAAGAGGTTGCCCTGTTGGACAAGATGACCAACCTAAAATACAAACAGATATGGCGTAAAGATGTCTGGGTCTGGCACGAAGGCTCGGCAACAGTTAAAAAGGAAGTTAAAGAGGGCAAATTTGATGAGTTAAAAGAAAGAAGAAAAGGAAGGGAAGCGTTCAACAAGTTAAGGAAGAAACTGGGAATTAAACAAGTATGAAAATAAAAATGATTAGAAAATGTGGCTATTGCGGTAATGAGATTGATTGGGTTAAAGAGTTTTTAGAATGGGTTAAGAATTACGGAGAAGATTGGATTGAATTCGCTATGATGATGATAATTTGTTACGAATGCGAAAACTATGTTGGAGAAATAGACTTGGCAGAAGGGGAAGTTGAAACAGAGGAAGTAGAAAGTCCAGCATTAAAATCAAAAGTGGCAGTACCAAAAGATAAGCCTAAAATGAAAAACTAAATGAATAAGAAAAAGAATATAAACAAGAAATTAGGGCTACCTTATGGAAAAATGAGGAAGATTGTTATTGCCTTTGATGTTGATGGAACCCTTCTTGATAATACGAAAGGGGATATTGTTGCCAATGAAAACATAAGAACCCTTTTAATAATCCTGTCTAGGTTTAAGAATACGAAAATAATAGTCTGGTCAGGAGGAGGGGAGCTTTGGGCAAGACAGGTAGTAAGCAAACTAAACTTGAATCAATATGTTGATGAAGCTTGGAGCAAGATGGATTACGAAGAAATTAAGCCAGATATTGCTATTGATGACATTCAAGATACGGCAATAGGTTGGTTTAACTTAATAGTTAAGGAAAAGTAAATGAATAAGACATTGTGTGAAAATTGCGGTAAACATGAGGGAACTGAGATGTGGGTAGGGCAAGGTGGAATCTTAGATTATGCTCATGGAATGTATGCCATGTGGTGTCTGTGTTGCACCATTAAGGCCCAGATAGCCTATGCAGAGGAAAGAGCAGAAGACTTACCAAACTTAAAAAAGAAGTTAAAAAAGGTTAAATGCAAATGAAAATAAAAAGAATTAAGAAATTGCCAAGAGAAAGACTAGGAGAGATTGTATTAGAGGGAGTTGATTTAATTGGTTATCACAAAAAGTCAGATAGTTATGTGATTAAATGTCCAATAAGAGATGTTTATTGGATAGTAAGTAAAGCATTTATAGAAGAATTAAAATGAAAATAAGAATATTTGATGCAGGGACAAGGGAACACTTAACAGGTGGTTATCCTTTGCACGCCAGAGAAACAATTAAGCACTTGAAGGCAATAGGACATGAAGTTGTCTTATATCCTGATGACGGCAAGGGCGAAGATATTGTTCTTTGGATTAGACCGCCCCATTATATAAAGTATCCTGAGTTCAACCACAAGAAAATCAATGTCTTTTTCACGATGCACGAACTTGAGACTTTCACAGGATACAAAAAGGAATGGCCTAGTTTGTTGAACAAGTGTGATGCGATTATCACTCCTACCAAGTGGAACAAGAAGGTTTGGGAAAAGCATGGGGTAAAAGCCCCCATCTATGTTGTTCCTCTTGGGGTTAATCCAAAAGAATATCACGGAGCAAAGACCTTTCATTTTTCTATCCTTACGGTACATGAAGGATTGGGCTTAAAAGGCTCTAGGGAGCTATGGAAAGATACACTTAGTGCCTATTATGATGCCTTTTATGATAACCACAACGAAGAAGTAATACTGAATATTAAAAGCTGGTCTGTTAATTATGCTAACTACCATGATTATTTAGCAGAACTGAGAGAAGGAAAAGATATGTCTAAGTGTCCACCTGTTAATGTAATAGACCTGGAACTAGAAACATCAGACATGAATAGGCTATATGCAAAGCATTGGCTGTTCCTTAAGAATGCTTTTAGAGAAGGTTGGTGCTTGCCTCTATGGGAGGCTCTAGCAGCAGGTACGAAAATAGCCTATGCAAACCTACCTGTTTATGAAAACCTAGTAGGACTTAAGGGCACAAGAACATTTAGGCTCGGTGATATAGAGGATTTAAGAGACATAATGCTTGATGGCTTTAGAGAATGGAAAAGGGAAAAAGGGTTTATTACAAAATTCTCATGGAGGAATACTGTAATAGAAACAGCGAAAGTTTTAGAAACGGCTTATAAAAATGCACCAAACTACAAAAAAACTTGAGATAGGCGGAGGCAATAAACCAAAAGAAGGCTATCTTCAAATGGATATGAAGAAGCTACCTGGTATAGATATAATAGGTGATGCAAAAGATATACCCTTAAAGGACAGCTCATTGGACGAAATCTATGGACATTGGGTTTTAGAGCACTTTTCTTACAGAGATATTGTTCCCTTATTAAAACATTGGCACAGCAAACTTAAGCCTGAGGGTAGGGTGTATATGGTTACTAACAATGGAGAAGCACACCTCAACGCTTACCTAATGGGCGTAATAGATATTCACGAACTAAACAGAATGATGTTTGGTACAGCCCAGAAGTGGCTACCTGAGGAGAAGGCTACAAAACTAACCCCACGACATCATTATGAAGAACCAGACATTGAAGATTTACATAAGATATTTTGGACAAAGGTTTTAGTAAGGCATTTCTTTGAGCCAATATTTGATAATGTTGAGGTTAAGTGTACTTGGAAGCACAGGGAAGATGATGGAACTTTTAAATGTCCAGGTATAATAATTAAGGCTTATAAATGAAGATTGCAGTTTATACATCTATAACAGGAGATTATGAGCCGATTAGACACAAGCAAAACACACTAGGAGCAAAGTATTTTCTTTTCTCGGACAAATATGAATGGAGTCCTGTTTGGAGCACGTTGAAATCAACTGAGTTGTTTGAAGACCCTAGAAGAAATGCCAGGTTTCATAAAATATTACCGCATTTATATTTTCCGAACTATGATGTTTGGATTTGGATAGATGGTTCAATAGAAGTTATTGCTTCACCTGAATATCTTGTTAGGAACTGGCTAAAAGGCTATGACATGGTAGTTTTGAAACACCCTGACAGGAATTGTATTTATAAAGAAGCAGAGGTGGTTAAGGGTAAGGGATATGATTATGGCGGATTAATTGATAGTCAAATGGCAAAATATAGAAGCGGAGGTTATCCTGCAAAAAACGGCCTAAGCGAAACCAAGATAGTGATGAGATATAACACACCAGAGGTTGTTAAGTTTAACAAAATGTGGTTCTATGAATTAGCGACAGGCTCTTTGAGAGACCAACTCAGCTTTGATTATTGTGTTTGGAAAACGGAATTGAAAATTAACAGAGTTACCCCGTTTCCAAAAGGACAAGATGCACTAAAGTATTACAAACATGAAAAAGCAAGAAAAAAAACAAGATACGAAAGATAAGCCAATGAAGATTATCTCAATGCCCGTTGATAAGGGTGGTTGCGGTTGGTATAGGGTAAGACAGCCCTTGGAGATGGTCAAAGCATATACTCCTCACGATACCCATGTAATAGACAGCCAGAAAGATAATTTTTGGGAAATATACCAAGCGTTGAAGGTTAGCGATATTAACATTGTTAGGCCAGGTGGAGAAGAAGGTCTTGCAAAGATGAAGCTAAAATATCCCGAAATCAAGGCCAAATCTGTCATGGACATTGACGACAATGTTTCAATCATTAGCCCCTACTCGGAACACTACAAAGAGTTTGGAATAGAAGACTACTTTGACAAGAACATAGAAAAGTGGATTTGGAAAGATGGGAAAAGTGGTTTTAATTTAGCAGAAAACAGACACAGGGTTAATTCATTGTTAAGCGGGTTAAGAGATTCCGACTTGGTTACGGTTACCACAGAGAAACTAAGAGAGTTTGCTTTGAAATATAACAAGAATGTAAAAGTTCTTCCGAACTGCATTGACTTCAGACATTGGGACAAGCTTGATTTCAAGCCAAACAAGCAACTACGGGTGGGTTGGAGTGGTGGGGTATCACACTATGAGGACTTCTATGCTATTAGAAAGCCGCTAAACAAGCTGATTCGTGAATTTGACTTCAAGTTATACCTAGTTGGTGCTAATTTCTCTGGTTTGATAGATAAAGACAATAGAAAGAACATAGTAACAATGCCCTGGGTTGATTTCAGGGCTCATTCTTACCGCATGATGACATTGAACTTAGATATAGCGATAATTCCATTGGCTGATTTGCCTTTCAATCACTACAAATCATCAATTAAGTGGTTTGAGATGTCTGCTATGGGAGTTCCTTCGGTTGTGTCAGATATTCTTCCCTATTCTGAGTCCATAAAGGACAAAGAGACAGCTTTAGGATACAGGACATCAAAACAGTTCTACGCTAGCCTTAAAACGCTTCTAACAAGACCTAACATACGAAGAAAGATAGGTTTCCAGGCTAGAAAGTGGGTAAAAAGCAATAGAGATGCAGAAAAGTGTGCTACTATGTGGTCGGAGGCATATAAGTCTATTTTATAATGGAAGTTTCAGATGCCATGAAAAGTGCGGTTGTTAAAGTTATAGCAACCAATCAGCCAAGTCCGTCTATTCAATCTTCTGATGTAACGGAAGCCCTTGCGGTGGAAGGAAACGATTTAATGGTTGCTTATTTCAAGCTAAACAAGAATGACATTACTACAAAAGATATTCAAAAACTCAATGAAATATATTCCTATGCAAAAGTTCAAACAGGAGATGACAAAGAGTTGGGAATTTTGGAGGTGCTTCGTGAACTCCGCTTCAGGCTAGGAGAGCCAAAAGGAATGAGTGAGGTAGACCATCTTCATAAATACATTACCCTTAAAAGCCAAGCCAAGAAGCTAAGGGACGAAGTAGGTGCTATGGAATCATGAGCTTTAGAATTGCGTTAATCTACCAAGACGACAGGGTTTATGTGGAGTTTAAACCAAAGACATTTAAGCAAATGTTAAGAACTTACTTTGCGAAAACAAAAGACATAGATAAGGCCTTAGACCAGATAATAGTGGAACTTAAAAACCAAACCAAGTATAGTTAAATCATGGCACTCCCAAAGAGGCAACCAGCTTACTATCCTGAGATTCAAAAGAGGGAACATGACGACCTTCCATTACCAGAAACAAAGAGAGTTATCTTGTGGGGCTGGAACTCCGATACAAGCACAAAGATTAAGGTTGCGGTTGATTCAGATGGTAACTTAATTACCGACACCCAACTTGATGTAGACGAATTAGAGGAACTAGTAGGGAAAAACCTAGTTAATGTTTTCGGTGAGGCTTCAGTTGCTGGCAGCACAGAATCTTTGTTAATTTCCACAACAGTTGCAACAGGTAAAAAGCTCCGTATTCATGGGATATTCGGTGAGGGTGGGACAGATGGTATTTTCAGACTATATATTGATAGTGTCAAGGTATGGCAAACAAGAAATTCGTGGACAAAAAGAGATGTGTATGCTAACTTAGAAATGGAAGGTAATGCTGGTGATTTGATAGAACTTAAAGTAGAAAACCAAAAACCAACAATCAATCCATTCTCAGGAGGATTCTATGGGTACGAGCTATAACGAACAAATAAGGCTTGCAGAAGCCGAAAGCAAGGTTCAAGGACAATTACACGCAGTCAAAAGAATAGAGATAGAGATTATGAAACATAAAAGAAAAATACAAGATTACGAAAAGAATATAGAAGGATTACAAATAGAAATTAAGAAATCACAAGCAGATTTAGATAAGGTAAAAGGAGGTGAGCAGTAGATGTCAGATTATGATTCAAGTTTACCGATACGGACAGAAACAGAAACAGGTGATGTTGTATCCAAAATAGTTGATACAGCAGGAACAAATCAATTAGAAATTGATTCAACAAATAGAGCTTCGGTTAATATCAATGACGGAGACGGAGACGAATTAACGATTAATCCCGATGGTTCTATTAATACAAATGTAATTTCAACAACAGTTGGAACAGATGTTCACGAATACGCAACTTCGGCAGCAGTAGCGATTGACACGCCAACAGATGTTGTCAGTTATACAGTAACAACAGCTAAGACCTTGTTGCTCAAATCCGTTCAGGCAGCTTCTTCTGGTAAGTCAAAAGTAGAAGTTAAAACAGGAACACCAGCAGCAGAGGACACAGTAGCTGTATTTTTCCTTTCAACATCAAACGGAGCAAAGGACTTTATTTTCCCACAACCGATTGAAGTTGCAGGAGATGACAATGTTTTGGTAACAATGACTAATACAGAAAACGCACAAGCACAAGACTTGTACGCATATATTAATGGAGTAGAATTACCATAATGTCGGATATAGACCCAAGAACACAAGATGTTACTTTGAGAGACGACACGACTGGCGTTGCTGGTAGTGTTAATGCTGATAATGAGCAATTAACTCATGATGCTGCTGTACTAGCGGAAGTGGCGAAAATTTCTGGCAACACAGGTGGTATTCCTACTTCGTGGCAATTCTTTACCTCACAAGACGAGGGCTTTGGTTTTACTAAACTAATCACGCCATCTTTGGCCTTGGAAACAGACTTTATATTGCTTGACAATCCGACAGAAGATATAGATATGAGAGTAAGAGATGTTGTTTTATCTATTTTCAAAACCAACTTAGCAGCAGAGCTATCATTTTATAGAAATCCAACAATAACAGCTAATGGGATTGCAATACCAACTGTCAATTTCAGAGACGACATTCATGCTTCTTTGATGAATGTTTACTTTGCACCAACTATTTTAGCAAGGGGAACAAGGTTGTTTGAGGCGTTTGGCTCATTCTCTGGCTCATTCTTGAAAGATGAGGACTTAGCCATGTATATTTTACCTGGTGAAACAATGCTAATGACAATTATTCCTTCTCTTAAAAACAATGACTATGTGATGTCAATGGCTTACGCAGAATCACCGCAAGAATAATATGGCATACTTATACAAAACATACTTATATAAAGACACAACGAGGGTGATACCAATACCGCCCGACAATACCGAAAACTTGGCTGACTTTGTAGATAACCACAAGTCATCAGCATTTGAAGTTGATGATGTTATTTTAGCCGAAACGGTTTTTCAATGCGATTGTTCTTATGAGGACTTTGATGCCTTCATTACAGACCCTTTTGATTGGGGAGATGTAAAATATATTGCAAAAGCAGATAGATATGAGTTATATTTATTAACCGATAATTCATTATGAGATGGCAAACTAAAATAGAAGAAATACCAAGCGGAGCAACCAAAGAACAGATTGAAACCGCTATGGATAATATAACCAAACAAGGTTGGGAATTAGTTTTAATTCAACAAATTAATTCAAGCCATTATGCAGTCTTTAAGAGGCGAATAACAATTTAACGGCAAGAGCCTTGTAAAAACAATTAACAACTGATAAAGTGGAGTAAGTCAATAGAAATTAGGCTTCCGAAAGGGAGCTATATTTATGAGTACCGATTACCCAACAGACTTAGACAACTTTACAAATCCACAACCTTCGGATTCAATGGAAACCGTTTCCCATTCTTCGCAGCACTCCGATATTAACGATGCAGTTGAAGCGGTACAGGCCAAAATAGGAGCAGATGATTCTCCAGTTCAAAGTTCCCACGATTACAAATTGTCTAGTATAACAGGTTCTGATAAGGCTAGCTCAACCTCAAAAGATGCTGAAATAGATTTAAACACCACCCATAGAGGCTCAGATGGTTCAGACCATTCAAAAGTTGGCGATAATGAAACTGCGATAGGACTAAATACTACCCACAGGTCTAGTGATGGCTCAGACCACTCATTTCTTGACCAAAGCGTAGTAAGCGGAGCAACCCCAATACTTGGAAACGACAATATTACAGAAGCGGCTGACAAGAACTATGTAACAGATGCAGAAAAAACAGTTATCAGCACCACTTCAGGAACTAATACAGGCGACCAAGTTCTTCCAGTTAAGGCTTCTGATACTGAAATAGACACAGGAACAGATGACGCTAAATTTGCAACCTCTAAGGCACTAAAAGACTCAAAGAATGTTCCTAGTGTTGTCCCCTCAACATCAGGAAATGTTTTGACTTCTGACGGAACGGATTGGACTTCTGCTGCACCCGACCCCGTATCACCACTAACAACAAAAGGTGATTTATATGGATATGATTCTGCTGACACTAGAATACCTGTTGGAGCAGACAACCAACATTTACTTGCTGATAGCAATAGTGCCTTGGGTATTAAATGGACTAATCCTTCTGCCACAGTATCAATAGATGACCTATTAGATATTCCAGCCCCTTATTACACAGGCTTCATTACAACCAACCAAATGCTTACTGTTGGTGCAGGAAATTATTATGCAAAGCTAACAATAGACAATACGAAGGTGGCTGGAACAGGAGACCATACCGACTTTCCTGTTCTTGTTAGTGGAATTTATGATGGTGCAGGGCGAACACCGAACTTTAGACACAGGGACTTTAACGGAAACATAGAAAATGCAACAACAGGTGGTGCTGGTGGAAATATTGTTATCCCTGCTGATTTAGCCTTTTATGATGATGCCTCTAAAACAACCCAATACGACCATGAAATAGAAAAGTGGAATCCCGAAACAGGTGAACTTATAGCTTGGGTTAGAATACCAACTCTTAAATGGAACTCTGATACCGACTTTTATGTTCACTTTGGCGACTCTACGAAAACGGTATCTCAGGAAAATGTAAATGGTGTTTGGGACAGCGATTATATAGGGGTTTGGCACTTTGGCGAGCAATCGGGAACTATACATGACAGTACAAGTAATGCTAATGATTCAGAGGCACAATCAAATGTTGAACAAGGAACTTCTGAACAATTAATCGGTAGTGGTATTTATCAAAACGAAGGTTGGAGTGATAGCTTTATTAGAATACCTGATAGTGCAAGCCTTGATACTGCAAGTTTAACAATGGAACTATTGCATAAGGCATATTCCGTAAGTGAAAAATCTCTTATAGCCCGACATAGCGGTTTGGGCATTAATCTCACACCTTTCTTGTTGGCCACAACAGGAACTAATTACCAAATTTATCTGAGCACAGGTTCATTTAGTGTCTGGGACACAGGAATTACTATGCCAACGGGAACAGATACTTATGTCGCCCTGAGACATGATAGTGGTGCGGGTAGACCCTCTCTTTGGCTAGAGAATGCAGAGGTTTGGAACACCTCTTATGCTGGCAGTTTGGTAACAGGCACAAATACTTTATTTTTGGGAAATGCTCAAAATGGGGACATACCACCTACTGCTGGTAGCGACCAGCCTGGTTGGGATTTTGACGAAGTAAGAATGTCAGGTATTGCTAGAAGCGATGACTGGCTGGAAACCAATTATAATTGTCTAAGAGATAATTCCAACTTCTATTCAATGGGATTAATAGCAACTGCTGGAAGCAGTTTTATATTACAAAATTATCCTATTACAGACAGCGAATTAGTTTATTTGAATGGAAATAAATTAACAATAACAACCGATTATACAATTTCAGGAAATTCATTAGATATGATTGTCGCCCCCTCAATAGCAGATAGTTTGCTAATATCTTCTAGCACAAATGCAAAAGATGTCATTAATCCTCAGCCTTGGGTAACTGCAAGTGATAGTGGGACTGTTACTTTTGATTTAAGCCTTGGTATAAAACAAAGAGTTACCTTAGAAGGAAATAGAACACTTGCGGTAAGTAATGTTAGACCAGGACATACTTTTATTCTTAAACTTACCCAAGACATAACAGGAAGCAGAACACCAGTTTGGTTTGCAGGTATTAGTTGGGACAATGGGACTGTTCCGACATTAACAACTACACAGTATAAGTCTGATACCTTTGGCTTCATTCAAACAGGTACGAACACTTATGATGGTGTAATAGTTTCACAAAATACCTAATGGCTATAATATTTTCTGATGATTTCAACAGAAGCGACAGTACAACAGTTGGAAATAATTGGGTAGAACAAAGTGGTGATTGGGCAATATCAAGCAATAGGCTAACTGTTAGCAACAACAGTTATATAATTTACAATACAACTTTGCCTGCTAATGCAGATTATGAAGTGTCGGTTGTTGGAAACATTGAGAATAACAGCAACGGTAGTTATT